TATCCCAAAGTATTATGATAGTAAGTAAAGAGTTTTATTCTAAACTAGAAAACAGGAGGCTAAAGTGAAATGGTATCACGAACAGTACTTTAAAGTAAATAGCAGAGTAACATCTGAAATACATCAATTTAGTAAGTATGATAGTAGGATGGCAGACAAATGCATCTATCATTGCACTAAATGTAATAGTTGTTGGGAAACAAGCTGGTTAAGTAGTACTAAAACGACAACAGTTTATAAAGATTTCCCTACATATAAACGTAAAAAGAAACAATGCCCTATGTGCAATGTAAGGAGTGAGAAATGATAAGTATAACTGAATTTGTGCTATCTGGTTTATTAGGTATAGTAACAGGGATAGCTTTAATGTGCTACGCAGAGTGGCAAACACTAAAGGAGAAAGCAGATGGGTAAATTTGCAGAGATTGACGCACTCTTCAAGCGTCATAATATCGATGTTGATAAGTTCTTAGGTAATACGGAAGCTATGCTTAAAAAAGTTATCGAGTTAGAAGAGAAAGAATACAGAGAACTTATAAAAGTACACCCTCATTTAGCAAGTATCGGTGAACCAGAGTTTGGGAGATAGATATGTTAGATGTATTACTTATAATATCTGTATTAACACTAGTAGTATCAATGATTATGCTTTGCTTTGTACTTCATAACATAAACGAAAAGCTTATGACGGAAGAAGAAAAGACTAATTATTGGAGAGAGAAAGCTATAACTAAAAACTATGAGGAAATTAATTCTCGTATGAAACAAGGGTTATGGCAGGATTAGGAATAATAGGCGGCGATTACGCTGGGTATGAGTGCACTAAGTGTAGTTCCAGTAACACTACGTTCCAAGAGTATGGTTCTTCTGAATCAGATAACTCTGAACTAGGCATTATATGCGATGACTGCGGACACATAGATGAACCAGATACCTTTAATCAACGCTTTGAAGAACCGGATAGTAAGCCTGACTTACCGGGGATGAACAAACAGGCAGGAGATGCGAATAATGGCTAATAACATAACAATACAAATGCCAAGCAAACCACTAAAGACAAACGTAACAGCAAACACACCAGCAGAGATAGCTGAAACAGAGGACTTCTCACTAGAGAATGTCAAGATTGTTGTTGGGTCTGACACAGTATCACCAAACTACAACCTTAGAGACAACGACTTCGTTGCATTCTCAACAAGTAAGGTTACATCTGGTGCGTAGTCAGTAGTCTGTTTAATCAGGGGGGTGTAAAAGCCCCCCTTTAAAATAGGAGATAGGAAAATGATTGCTAAAAAACAGCTCATTAAAGTAACGAAAGCAGAACAGCGGCTACTAGATAAAATAGTACCGTTATGGTTTTTTAATAATAGTAAGAATCAGGGCTTTACATTAGAAATGGTAGAGTGTGTAGCAATGTACCAAGAACAAGCTAAGGTACTAAACTTTCATTCACCTCTTATTACCCACAACACTGGGTTACTAGATACTTGTACCTTTACTTTTAAAATCAATCTAGGAAGACCAAAGCTTAAGGGTAGTAGAGCGTATGTTTTACCAAGTATGTCGTTGTTGTTTCATAATAATGATACAGAACCATACATAGTAACAAACGTTAGAGAGGAGATGGGACCTGAGAAATATGCTAAGTTTATAACTATTGCTGAGAAAATGAGTCTCTTTTATAATAGAGAATCAGAGCCTTGGAACAAACATAAGGTTATAAATGGTGACATATCAGTACATCCACACGTAAGCGGAGATAATAAACCTTGTATGGGATATTTTAGTCAAGCGTTTGCAGAAACAATATCAACTAACAACCTAAGTGCACTATGTAGTATAGCATTTACTTTTTGTTGTAATTGGACTAGGAATGACGCATACTGGGATATTAATCATAGCTGGACTCAATGGCATAATTATGTAACTCAAAGTAGTTTTAGAGAGTTTCTAATGACTAGACACATTATGGATGAGATAGGAAAGATAAATAACACATCTGACTACAGAAGATGGCGTGATGATACATTAATAACTGGTGTTTTCCTTCAGCTTAAAACTAGAGGATTTACATCTCTGTCATTATATGTATACGGTAGAGTTCACGAGCTTCTAAAACAGTCGACAAGAGATACGATTGATGGGAAACTAAAAACAATAATAGACACACTAGCACACTTTCCTAAAGATAAATTGGAGAGAGTATTGTCTAGTATGCCTATGATGCGTGTATTAAATACAGGACCCATTATGGATTGGTCGATTGTTAATAATGATGAAGATGCTACAAGCTCATTGAGGGAAGATAAACTGAGTCTGGATACTTACGAAAATAATGCTAGAATAGGTGCTTCATTATCAAGCTTTCGAAGAAGGATGAGAGATGTACTAAGAAATCCTAGTAGAGGAAGAGAAACACCAACAGCTAAAAACATACGTCGTGTTAAGAATATGATACAACGTAATGAGAGCTTTCAAGGAATTACAGAGGGTTTAGATGATACATATGTATTTGAAAGAATCGTTGAGTCGCTTGGAGGTTCACAGTCACTAAATGTACTAAATCATTCATCGTGCTGGTTATATGCAATAAGAAGTTTTGCAAATTTCCTAAATGCAACTAACAAGACATTGATAGAGCCATTGGTACAGTACACATTTGATGAAACGTATGGTGTGAAAGATACCATAAACATAACAAATGGTCTGGATACAATGTATCAAACAATGAACGATGAAGACGGGTCGAGAGATTCATATCTTAGTACTAAATATCAATTAGGTCATAAGTTGTACTTTATGATAGAGTCGTTATATCCTTATATATCTGAAGATAGCGTAAGAATAAAATGGATTCATTTCTTAAATGCAAGAGCTAAGGGATACATTTCAACACAGTTAAGATTAGAAACAAGGGGTTTAGACAATGAAAAATCAAACAACGTCCACAGATGTGGTGACGGAAATGGAATACAGACTTTTAATGCCACCAGCAGTGATGAAGAAAGTCAATTATCTATTGCGTCGTTTTAAGAATGTAGAATGGTCAGGACCTGCGTGGTATAGAGTACTTAAGAAAGATGGAGACGGATTTCCAACTAAAGTAAGACTTGAGTATTTCATACCTATTCATCTGGGTGATGGCACCTCTACAGAGTTAGATGGTGAAGAGCTGGGTAAGATACTTCCAAAAGTGTACAAGAAGAAACCTGAATTAGGCAAATGTTTTATGGGTCTAATACACAGTCACCATACAATGGGTGCTTTCTTCAGTGGCACAGATAAAGAAGCTATCTATCAGGAATCAAGTAAAGAAGGCTTGTATTTCTCAACAGTAGTAGCAAGTGAAAAAGATAAAGTCGTAACAGCAGTAGGCTATAAGGACCAATACGGTTTTCCTCAAATGAGAGAAGGCGAAGTAAGTAATCTACTCAAAGAGAAATCAGAACCTGAATGGCGTTACGAAGCAGATAAGATAGAGAAGAAAAGGAAAGAAGAAAAGAAAACAACTTGGGCTGGTCACGGGATGGGTTACAACCTAAACAGTTACTACGACAGGTATAACCAAGCAACTATGTTTGGAGGACACGAACCGAAAGAACCTGAAACTAAAATGGCAAAAGTAGAAGAAGGTAAAGTTCATTTAATAGGAGCTGGAGTAGAAGTGTCTAGTCAACAAGATAAAGTAGATGAAGAAATCGCTGAACAATATAACAAATTAGAATCCAACGAAATAACAGAGGATGAATTTGTTAAAAGCGTAAGGGACATCGACCCATCAGTAGAGCCGCATTGGTATATAGACCAAGGCTGGATTAAATAAAAACACGGGGGCTGTGAAGCCAATAGTAATAAAACCGACTATGTGCGTCCTGCGATGCGTAGGTGAAAGCCGGACCAGCCCCCATAACTAGGAGACTAATATGTCACTAACAATACCACAGAAAAAGTACCTTGTAACAAGGATAGATGAAGTAGCTCAGGAAAAAGCTGAAGAGCTAATAAACCCAGAAGCTGTAAAAAACAGAGAAGTATGTCAAGAAGGAATAAAAGCAGGTAAAGTAGAGCTTAGAACCAGAAAAGACATAGAGAAAATAGTAGAAATGACGCTAATGGGTGAAGCGGGATATAGCGGCTGGGACAATACTAACATAGGTTCTATAAATCTATCTGACTTATTAATAGGTTGGGAAGACTATTTAAAAGAACATAAGCTAAGTAGTGCAAAAGTAAATAGTATAATAATAGAAAGACGCAATGCTATTTACAAAGAAGCTACCAAGATTAAGGACCAAGCTATGTTTGGAACTGAACAGGAAGCTTACGCTATGTTAGATAAGTTTATGGAGTTAGAGGTATGATACTTATAGACTTATGGGAATGGAGTATTAATTTATTTTTAATATCAGTTAGCTGTGTGCTAATAGGAGTAGGATTTTTTATCTTTCTCTTGATGGCAAACTACCTAACAAACTGGTTGAAAGGAGAATACAAATGAGCCAAAGATTCTTAAGAAATAAAGACCTGATTAATCAAGATGCACTAACAGATATATGTATTGTTGGTGCTGGTGGTATCGGGTCTTTTGTAATACAAGCTCTTACTATAATGGGCTGGGATGATATAATAGTGTGGGACGATGATACAGTCGCTGAACACAATCTAAGTAGTACAGCATACCCAGCAGATATGGTAGGACGCAGTAAAGTGTTAGCCGCAGGAACATTGCATAATCTTTACGCAGATAACAAACAGACTTTAACAGGTTATCAACGTAAATGGCTACCATTTGAGAATGCACATCCAAGAACTATTGTATGCACAGACGATATGGAATCAAGAAAGAATCTATTTGAGAAATGGTCTGACCATTCTTTTAAAGATTTCTTTATTGACGGACGTATGGGTGCCACTACAGTAGAATTATGTACACAAACCAGTAGAACACCTGAACATACTTATATGGACGAGTGGATTCCTACTGATAGTGTACCAAAACCCCCGTGTTCAATGAAGCATACTGTATTTGCGGCTCAGTTCATAGCGGCACAAATAGTATCTCAAGTGTATAATATAGTTGGTAATTTAAGTTATTATGACTATATTAATACCTGCTTGAGTCCTCATTTAGTAACATATGGGAACCAAATAATACCAAGAATAAATACGGAGGAATATACGTATGATAGAAGTACGCAAAGTACAAACTAACTGGGAGGATGGTATGCCCTCAGGACTGACTTATTTCTTTATAGGTCAACCAAAAACTGGTAAAACAACAGCTTGTGCCAGTTGGAGTGATAAAGGTTCAGATGGTGTCGTAGTACTCGACACTGATTTAGGTGCAGAATTTGTAGATAATGCAAATGTTGTAACTATAGCGAGTCTTAACGCTCCTAGTCGTCCAGTTTTAAAAGACGGCAAACAAGTAACAAAAGGTGGAGCACCTCAACACGAGGTAATTCCACCAACAGAGCGTGGGTTTGTCTACAGAAGTGGACAAGATAAGGGAAAACCTATGCCAGTCTATTCTTTAATCGAAGCCTATCAATGGTTAGAGGCAGAATGGGACAAACTACCTTACGACACAGTAGTAATCGACACACTCGGACAAGTAAATGAGTGGGTAGAAGAAACTGTATTGCAGGAGCTTGGAATAACTGCAATGGGTGAAGGTCAATGGGGTGCTGACTGGGGTAAAGCCAGACGGAAGAACGTAGACATCATCAAGAGATTCCAGAATCTTATCAAGAAAGTAGGTGGTAATCTGATACTTGTGTCACATTCAAAGACTACGACAGTCACGGATGGTAAAGCACAGTTAAGTCCAGAACTACCTAGAGGACTAGGCTATAGCTTAGCGGCTAAAGCTGACGTTATAGGATACTCAACAGCAAGTAAAGACGATGGTAAGTATTATGTTTCGTTTGAAGCATACGATGAGCGTGTAGTAGGCAGTAGATTAAAGCCACTCAGCCAGAAAGTACTGACATTTGATTATGAGAGTATTGTTAATGAAATAGTAAAATACAAGGAGAAAAGCGAATGAGTAATGCACCATTCAGACCAAGTGACATAGATAGTGGAAGTGAAGGAGGAGCTAATTACCTCGGCTTTCAAGCTTGTGCAATTACAGAACTAGAAGACCAAACAGAGCAATTTGATTGGGCTGACCTGTTCTTAAGAGTACAACTAGACATAGAAGGTTCACAATATCCAGTAGATATGAAAATCTTGGGTTCCTATGATAGAGAAGCAGATGGTAACATTAAAACCTGTTCTTTATTAAAGAAATGGTATCGGTTCGCTGATACTGTAGGGTTCAACGGAGGTCCAGATGTAAAGGGTGATATGGTTGATGATAGTGGTAAAGCAATAGATTTGCTTGAGTCATTAGAAGAACATATCAAACCACATCCTATTGACCCTAAAAGAGAGTACTATTGTTATGTGTATAAGGAGCCTTCAAAGAAGGACCCTACTACTTCATATACAACAGTATATCCTCGCATTACTTCTAATACAGAGAAAGGAAGAGCAGAGTTGGAATCATTTGTCCAATTCTTAAAGTCCAAGAATCTGATTAGGGAAGAAGGTAATGTTGTTGCTACACCAGTTAATGGTCAAGTAACAGGAACTGCTAATCGTACTACTTTCTAAGTGGCACGATATGTAGAAATGGCTATAGGTTCCCCTTCAAGGAGGGGGACCTTAGTCCCTTATGATGATATGTGGGATATTGTTTATGAGGCTGGTCAAACTCAAGCAATCTACAGAAGCGTATACATATACGATGAAGAAGGCTTAGACTTCGTACAAAAGAATAAAACTGTAAAGAGTTTCTTGGGTACCAGACATATAGACGAAATACCAATAGACGTTGATAAAGGTGACAATACAGATGAATATACACATAGTATGACTAAAGACATTCTCGCATTTTGTGAGAGTGAATATAATCTGAAAGATGGTAACTATCAATGTTTCTTCAGCGGGACAGGCTATCATATAATGTTAGCAGGAGACAACTTTAACTTTAAATCAGATAATGAGCTACCATACGTTGTTAAACAAACAATGTTACAAGCTTTTCCTAATTTTAAGTTAGACCCTAGTGTGTACAGTAGAACAGCAATCATTAGAATGGCTCATACGCTTAATATCAAAAGTCAGTTATTTAAAGTCCCTATAAGTAGAGATGAACTGATGAATGGTACTTATCCAGATATACAACATCTTGCTCAAACAAGAAGAACTGCATATATGGGTACAGAACTATGGGGTGATGGAAATATGGAAAGTACCATATGTACAGATATACCTGAAGTTAAAGCAATGGGTAAGGTAAGTGAAAACACAAATGTTGTGCCGTGTATACAAACAATATACAACAGAGGAGCAGAGAAAGGCAGTAGAAATCATTCGATAATGCGTGTAGCTTCACATTTTAGAAGACACGGGATACCAAGTGACGCAACTAAAGCCGCTATGCTACACTGGAATAACAATCAGTTAAATCCACAAATAGTAATAGATAAAGTAGAATCTACATATAACTATGGCTATAAGTATGGATGTAACGACGCTTTGTTAAAAACGGTATGTAGCCCTAAGTGTGTATATTACAAAAATAAAGACTACTTAGTTGATGTTAAAACTAGTAGTAGTTTGCAAAGCGAGTTACAAGAAAGACTAGAAACAGACTTTTCTGGAAGAGCAATAGACCTTAGTAAGATGTTTGGTTTAGAAGATAAGGATTGCACAATTTATCCGGGTGAGTTAGTTACTATCTTTGGTCCTACTGGTGCTAATAAAACAACATTAGCTCAGAACATAGCGTTAGGTTACGATTTTCATCAAAACGTTATTAACAAGGAATGGCAGTTACCAACATTATTTCTATCATTAGAATTAAGTGGCTGGTATATGCACAGAAGAAACTTGCAAATAGCTAGTGGTATGAGTAAAGAGGATGTATCTAAAGACAGTAAGAATGTCGGTAAGATGTATGGTCATTTACTAGAACACGTAGTTATGCAAACTATTAGTCCATCACCTGACTTAATTCAAAAACAAGTTAGGGACCTACAACCTAAGTTAGTAATAGTAGACTATATAGATTTAGTAGAGACTCCGCCGCACATAAGAGGCGAGTATGAACAAATCAAATATATAAGTCATTATCTATCAAACTTAGCTGTTAATATGGATATAATCATAATACAAGTATCTCAGGTGTCTAGAGAATACAGCAGAAACCAAATACTGGACATTTACGCAGGTAAAGGTTCAGGTGCAATAGAAAATGCATCACGTAAAGTAATTGGTATCAATGGAAAACAAGATAGTTCGGAAAAGACTGTAGAACTATTTAAAAACAGTGATGGTGACCTATTTACAGTTGATTTAGACTGGACTCCATCATTTAGACTACCAAGGAGAGTATAATGAAGAAACTACACATTGTAAAAGCTGAAATAACAGCAGAAGAAAAAGCAGTTCTGCAAACAATAGCAGAAAAAGAAAAACGCTCTGTTAAAAAGCAAATAGAATGGTACATTCAACAAGCAGTTCATATAGAGAAAGAAGGACGAAGGTAATGGAAAGAAAAACAACAAAAGACCTTATAGGAGAGTATATTGATACTGATATTAACTTGCAAATGGAAACAGATAACGAAGAGCAATTAATATTAGAAGGTCAAATGCAATCCATACAAGGTAAAATAAGAAAGAAAGTAGATGGTATAGATTATTTTATGGTCGAACTATCTAGGAAAGAACATCTTATTGACGCAGAAATAGAAGCTATCAAGCAAGAACAAACTAGGTTAAGAGTGAGGAAAAAAGCAGTAGAAAGTTTAAAAGACTACTTTAATAAATCACTCTTGCCTATGGTTGTATCGGAACTTGGTGATGAGAACGGAATATATGAATCCGACACTGCAAGATATAAGTTGTACGAGACTCTTGGACCAGTAGCTATAGTAGATAAAGATGCTATACCTGATGTCTACAAAACGTGGGAACACGTGGAGAAGATTGATAAGAAAGCGGCTAGAAAGGTCCTTAATCAAGGTGAAACTATTCCCGGCTTTTATGCTGAGAAAGTAAAACGTGTAAGGAGAAGCTAATGCGTATGTTAGACAGTCTATTTAGAGGACATATTATTAGTAACAAGTATAATAGAGGATTATATGTAACTATATGCAATATAATGCGTATAGGATTCATAACTATGACTCAAGATTCTACTAATATTGACATATCAATTAGCATCTGGAAGTTCGGTTTACACATTCACGTAGTAAAGGCAAAGGAAAACATATGCCAAGACAAAAACAATCACAAAAATCAATGATTCTATCTATGCTTGAACAAGGAACTAAGATTAATCCAATGTTAGCTCTAAATTCGTGTGGATGTTTCAGGTTAGCGGCTGTAATATGCGACTTAAGAAAAGAAGGTCATAAAATTAAGACCGATAAAATTGAGTCACATACTGGTAACAAGTATGCAGAGTACTCTCTAGCATAATTAAAGGAATGGGGGGTAGTTAATTCTATCCCCCTATTGCATTATGAAAAAAGAACAATTCAAAGAAAAACTATATCCAATTCATAAAACATTTTGGAATAAAGCATATAAAAAACTATCAGCTAAAATGTCTACACTTATGTCTTCATTAAAAAGAAGAAGTGAAGATGCAGATGTTAAATGCTCTATAGATAAAGATGGCATTAGAAGAATGTTTTATGATATATATGGTAAAGGTTGCAGGTATTGTAATAAAGAATTACATTATCGGAATATAGTATGTGACCATATAATCCCCCTTGTTAAAAAAGGAGAGTCTAGTAAGGAAAACTTACAGTTAATATGTAAGACCTGTAACACTAGAAAGGGACCTTTGGATGAAGATGATTTTATTTTATTAATGCAATTAGTAGGAGAGTTGCCAGAAGAACTAAACAAATATGTAATGAGAAAACTTGCCAAAGGAGGCAGATGGTAATGAAAATAATAACAGCAAAAGAAGCTAGTAAACCTTTTACTAGAGAAGAGGAAAAACGACACAGAGAACAAGAAGCAAGTTATAGGCGTGGTTATCGTCACGGTTATGACCAAGCATTAGACGATGCAACTGACGGAACTACAAACTATCATTATAAATTCTTCAATAAAGTTCTTATGCCTTGGACTTACTTTAAAGATAAGCTAAGTAAAAAAGGTAAAGTAATGGTATTCCCACCAAGTATTGAAGGGGAAGTAAAATGAGCACTAATGATAGAGTATTAAATCTTGTTAAAGAAAGACTAAGATTAGGACAAAAGAAATACGGACAAGACATACCCTTAAACGGAGAAGGTGGTAGAGATAACTTAAAAGAATCAACAGAAGAAATGCTTGATTTAGTAGTTTACTTAGCCGCAGTATTACTTGAAAAGTATGATAAAGAAAAGACAGACAGGAAAAGTAATAAAAAAACAATCCAACCTGACGAACTTGCAATCATATTTAAAGGTATGTCTATATTAAGCTCTCAATCTTTTGAAGAAAATCAAATACAATACGGACACAAAGTAAACGATTTGATGAAGAGTATGAAAGAAAACTGTAATTGGAGTAAAGAAGACGAACAAAACTTGCAAAGAACTGGAGAGTTTACTAAGTGTATACCCGGTTCTAATTGCGATTAAAAATGAAAGAGTCTCACATTAGTCTGAGTTTGTAACCGAAAGGTTGCTCAGTGCGGAATAAGAGTAGCAATGATGGAATAATCCTAGCGATACTTAAACCAAAAAAGTTAAAGGAAGACAAATGTAAACTGGTTGGCGTCAGAGACTCTTCCAGAATTAAACATAACAAGGTCCTGACCGAAGTATGAAACTATACAACGAAGTTCTTTACACGGCAGTGTCTTATCTCTCAAAGTATAGTGAATAGTAGGAGGGACCTTGTTTAATATGTAGGAGTTATAATGAAAAGAAAACAAAGACCCTACAAAGGGCAAGATGCAAAACTAGTAACTGATATGTCAGAACGTAAACGTGCGGCGTTAAAACTATGGGCTAAGTACCACGCTAGTAGGAAAGTTAAAAAGAGCAAACAAACTTTATCTCAACCAAGTATCAAGATTAAAGTTGGTATGGAGTATAAAGATGAATAACACTAGACCAGCTCAATTATTTTGTGCTAATTATGATGTAGGAAAATGCACAGGATGTATGATTAAATGTACTAAAGATGGTAGTGTATATCTTAGAATAGACTCTAAGATGCAAGGCAAAGATTGTAATCCAGATGGATGTAAATATTTTGAGACCGTAGTGTTACCAATCACTCGTTGATAACACAACTACTTTGCCATAGTCCGGTCTAAGCTTAATGGGGGATTTTTCGATGGGTCCCCCTTAAGCGTTATATTTTAAAAAGAGGATAGAGAACAGGGTGCGAATTTTTTAATATAAATCAGAAAACAATCCTTTACCTACATTCTTTCCTTTTTTAACATCTTGTAAATAATCTCCCATACCTATATAAGGTACACCAGTAAATTTTTCAACAGCATAGAATGGATTGTCTATATATCCACCCGGACCAACAACATCCTTAATGATTCTACCAAACGGTAACATTGTGTAGAGATAATAATCAGTCATTTTATCCCAGTTCCCGTGTACCAAACCATCCCACATAGGTTTATCAAATCTAAATACAGGCGGTTTAATAATTGATAATGGTCCTGCTGGGTGACCAAAGAAAGCTCTTTCTCTATCTTCCTCATCACCAAACATAGCATCTGCTGTATCTTGAAACCAGTTCCAAGGAGCTGGGAGTGCGTTATCAAAAAGACTATACATAAACATACTTGATAGACTATAAATCATAGCGTCTGCTGTAATTAGTCTTTTAGCACGGTCAAATTCAGCTGTACCGGGTTGATAACCCATCTGCCCAACTTCACTTAATATGTCTTTTCTAAAACGTACAGAGTTCCAACTCCATAACTGGAAACGTGACATTACCCTACCCAAGGCACTGTTCGTCCACATTGGTCTGAACGGAGCAGAGTATAAAAACTGAGTAGCTTGTACACCCTTTCTCCCCATCTCTATTAAAAATGGGTGGTCATAATCTCTTATTGCACCCTTAAAATTTTCCCTAGCCTTGATATAATGTGACATAAAAGCGTCTCTACGTAGAATTCTTTCAGGTTTACGCATAAACCAAGATGCCTTATTCCACATAGTATCAGTAACTTTGTATTCTTTAGCTAAATCTGCAAGTGAGGTATCGCTAAGATTAGGATTTCTCCTAAGCTTACTCATAGCCGCTTTAAGGAATGAATCCATTCTCTTGCCACGTATCTCTTTATTTAACCCAGCTTCATACATTAAAAATTCTTCAACAATACCTAAGCTTTCTACCCATTTCTCGACATCTCTCATACTTCTCCAATTAGGATTAATGTTTGTTCTTAAATAGTCTATATCTCTAGCTTTTTTAAGATTCTGAACACCTGCACCTATTCCAGTATGTATAGTACCACCAAACAAGTTAGTGAGAGCACTCTTAGGGTGAGCGAGTAATGATGCCATTTGCCATTTGGCTTCTAATCCACTCCAGTATTGTAATTGATTCTGAGTCATACCCTGTAAACCTTCAACATCGCTACGCTTTATACCGTATTTCTTTAAAGACTTGTGGCTTATACCAAGCTTTTCTTTAATAGATTCTATTCTTTTACGAGCATTGTTATCAGCAAACCATTGATAAGGAGTACCTTTTATCTTCATCTTAGGGTCGTTCTGGATTGCTTCTGGTATGTCTATAGGATAACCCATAGATGATTGAGTAAATAGTTTTAAGAAATTGCTCCATCTAGCCGCTAATTTTTTATCCTTACTCTGTTTTAAAAACTTACTATGAAACTCCTGTATGTGCATCCTAGAGAGACTAAGCATACTTTCTTTGTAAAAAGTGTCAATAGTATTTTTCATATTAGCTTCAAATGCTTCTAATTCTGTAGACCATCCACCAAGATGTGACTCTCTTTGATTCTGACTAAATGCTTTTTTAAAAGTATTAGGTAGTATAGCTCTTGGTTTTTTCTTATCTACTTCTTGAGATAGCTTAGAGTATGTCTCTTGCATAACATCAAAATTTTCTTCACTAATAGACTTAGGTGCCCAATCACCAGTCATAGTGTGAGACTGATATATTAACTTCTTAGCTTCTTTATATTTTCTTTCCTTAGTCTTTTTCTTATCAGCAAATATAGCATCTAAACCTCTAGATAACTGTTTATTAACCTCAGTTCTATCAAAAGCAATATGAGGGAAATAAGCTTCAGGGTCCCACAGCTCTGTTCTTTGTAAACCTAAACCAAGCTGACCAGATAACTCTTTTAATAGTCTCTTAGTTCTAAATCTTTTAGGAGTAGTGTATTTTATTTGTATAAGCTTAGATATTTCCATAATGCCATTAATTCCAAACTTACTTATATCATACTTCTCGCCCTTTCTAAACTTCTCCTTACTATATCTCATCCATTTTTTAGCAACTAAATCAACTCCTGCCCAAGTTAACTGACCTTGCCTATTGTAAGCCACCTTAGTAAACTGCTTTACATATTCAGAATCGCCATTAATAAAGTTAGCCATATACTTGTTTTTATTCGTAATGATTTCATTTATCTTATTAATAACGTCCATACCGCTCATTTTTACAGCACCATCTTTAGTCGGTATTACATATTGCTTGTCTTTAAGTTTGCGTAACATAGGCTGTACAGCTTCATAATTTCTAATATAATGCATTTGCCTGTGACTCATCTTAGAACCACCACCTTCTATTTCAGAGATTAAAGAAACCATAGCTCTTTCTCTTATAGGTATAGCAACTTTCCATAAATCTGGACCATCTGCGTGTGATTGTATTAAAGGAGCAAGTTCTTCTCTAAGTTTATTAGTTTCTTCTTCACTTGTTTGTAAAGAGAACTCAGATATTTTAGCAGAAAAGTTTTGTAAATCACCCATAATAGTAGTAGGTCTTACTACTTCACCCATAATACTATTGTTAAACCTATCTTTAAAAGGAGCAATATCCTTTTCCCACTTCATCATACCCGGATACTTTAACCATTCTTTATTATTAGCCTCTGGAAATCTTGACCAGTATCTTTTTTCTAAATCAGGTAGAGGTTCTTTGCTTTTACCTGTAACCCAATTAGTAAATCTAACCCAAGTACTACCTTTACGCATATCAGTAAGTATTCTATCAAAGTTTTGTAAGTCAAACTTAGTAGCCATATTAATATTTTTTTGGAACAAAGACCTAAAGAAACCGTTAAACGCTCTAGTATCCATATTGTGATAATGTTTCATATGGTTTTCTATACTAAGCATTGTTTTATAAAGTTCTTTATCTTTCACACTGCCTTTCTTTAGTCCTTTAAAAGGTTCAATCATATCCATATAAACCCTATCAGCTTCAGATAAATCAGATGCTTCTATAATTTTACCTTCAGACATTTTTCCAAGTTCATCGTTATAACTAGGGGGTCTCTGAGATTCGTTACCAGCTCCAATATCTTTAACCTGCTTCATTTCTTCAGCACTAGGTTGAGCTACTTGTTTATATAACCTGTTGTATTCGTCTAAATGCTTCTTAACAGAACCATCTTTAACTGACTTGGACTGGAACCCTATTCTTAAAAGAGCAGTGTTCTGTCCGTGTTTACGCAAGACTTGCAATAAAGCCCTTTCAGAAGGAGTTAAAGGTTTCTTTTGAGTCTCATATTTTTTAATTAAATCTAAATTAGTCTTTTGAAAAGTACCCAATAACAAGGAATCATATAGATTCTGCAATCCTTGCAACTTTAATTGTTTTTTATCAAACAATATTTGTCTATCAACAGCTTGTTGGTCCATACCAGCACCTGACTTCTTTCGAAATCCAATCATCTTTAAGAATCTTTCGCTATCAAAGTCGCCTTTAAATTTGTTACCAAGCTCTCTAACGTCTTCCCTAAGCTCTCTATTAGCTTTTTTCACATAGTATGAGTTCATTTTTAACTCATTAACCATAGCGTTTACTTTTTTAAACTGAGTATCGCTTATCTTATATTGTTTTTTAATATTTAGTATGTGTCTAATAGAAGACATATCAGACAAGTCATTGGTAATGAAGTCTTCAGCTTGGTTTAACTTATACTCTAAATACTGCAACCTATCATTTACACTAGTAGCTTCTCTATTCTTAACAAACTTATACCAAAGGTGAGCAGGTACGTTACCCATCTTATATCTCTTATCACCTTTAACTTGTTCATCAAATTGAGGGTGCCACTTACGGCTAAATAAATCCCAAAACTTCTTTTTATTATGTGCTAATGCTAACCTTGCATCTGCATCATATATTTCGTGATTAAGTATGTTGTCAATTAATGGTCCTCTTCTAGTCATCATACTTGTTCTTTCAAACAAAGCAAGTAAATCAGGGTTATCAGCAAAGTCTCTTCTATTAGAATTGTATAAATCATCAAGAGCAGTTCTATCTAATCTCCTGAATACATTATCTTCGTATGGTATATTTCTATATTCTTTAGCTATGTAACCTACTAAGTTTTGTTTAGCGGATTCGGGTAACCAGTCTATATCTTGAACACTAGATTGAATCTCTCCATAACTATACTTTCTACCTGTTTGAAAATTCCTACCATATAAAGTGTTATTCAGTCTTCCATATATAGAATGAAATCCTTTAACTTTATCTTTGGCAATTAACTCTCTAGCCTTATCATTGTTTTTACCTTTATAATAACCAAAGCTATCTCCAAATATCCATTTCTTATTGCTCTTAGTACCAACTTGTCTACCAGTAACATATTCAAATTTAAATAGTGTGTCTGTAAGTATGTTTTTAATTATATCTGGGCTAACAATACCTGATTCATCCATAGGGTCAGCACCAAGGTTAATAGCGGCTCTTGAAAGCTCTTTAAATGTTTCAACTGCTCCTCTTTGTTTAGGAGTTTGTTTCATATAAATAACTCTTCCATTCTTCATCTTATCAACAGGATAATAATAAGAACCTTTCCTTAATATACTTGGTAAATACATACCATCTATATACATTACCTTACCTTGGACATCAGCTTTATCAGAAAATCTCATAGCGTCATAAGCAGATGCGAGTGACTGCCTAGTAGTTACAGCACCACCTAGAGTGTCACGACCATCTCCTGCCGCTTCTGACATAAAACCTCTCCAGTATGGGTCATATTTACTAAATCTACTTTGACCAAAATCTTCTACAATTTTATCAGACTTAACAAACATAGCTCTTGCTAAATCTGATTTAGCCGCTATTTCATTACCATCTTTATCTATAAATTCGTCTCTCTGTCCTCTCCAAATATCTTTCCATTCTTTATGCATACCTTTTTTACCGCCAAAGAATATAAAAGCTTTATCTCCATCTAAATCTGCACCACCTAACGCATCCATTACTCTTCCGTGTAACAAAACTCCGTGACCTTTAGTTCCAGTAAATCCAGCAAACTTTAAAACGTGTGCACCACTTTGAGAATCCATAGGTACTCTCATATTAACAGCTTCTAGTATGTCATCTACATAGTCTAAATTGTCCTTATATATGCCTTTAT